CTTTTGTCCGGGTTATCGCCCGGGTGGTATGAATCCTATTGATATATATGCTCGTCCTCAACCGGGAATGTTTCCACAACCTGTAGAAACTAATCCGAACTTTCGTCCGAACTTACCCTATCGCCCTAACCCGAACCTTCCTTTTAACGGAAACCCGAACATGTATCAGCGCCCTATGCGCCGTCCGTTTGGTTTTGGTGGTCGTCGTCCGATGAATCCATTTATGGGCATGGGTCTTGGCATGATGAATCCTATGGGCATGGGTATGTTTGGTGGGTTTCCGATGCGTCCACCTATGTTTGGTGGTTATGGTGGTGGCTTTGGTGGTCGTCCTATGATGGGCTATGGTATTGGCGCGGCTAATCCTTACGGCATGTCTCCATACAGTAATTTCGGCAGACCGACACCGTATTCGCAGCCATCTTACAGCCGTCCTAATCCATATCAGCAGCCATCATATAACAGGCCAAATCCTTACAGCAGCGGCATGAACCTCAGACCGCCGAGCTTTGGTGGTGGTCAGCCATCCTATGAGAGTGACACTCAAGTTTATAACGTTAATATGCGTCCTATTCCGGGAGCTTATGCTAATCCAAATCCGCCCAACATTATGCAACAGCAGCCTCAATACAACAACATGTATCAGCAGCCTCAGCAGGGTGGCTACGGGGGTTATCAGCAGCCGAGTGGTTATGGTAACTACGGTCAGATGCCGAATCCATATGCACCGCAGCAGCAGCCTTCATACCAGCAGGGCGGCACTATATATAATGGATTTGGTGGCGGTATTCCGAACAATTTTGCGGGTTACGGTCAGCAGCAGCCAGCAGGTATGTTTTAATCTTTGATGGTTAGCTTGCAAGTTTCGCACTTGCGTTCTGATTCGCTTACTCTTTTGAGAGGAATACAGCACTTGATGCATTGATTTGCATCAAGTCTTTTTTGGAACTCGCCTGATTCTTGTAGTTTAATTAGGTTCATGGCGCGGTAAATTGTATCTTGATTTAATTTGACTCAGTGATTGTATGGTTAATCCCATGATGTCAGACGCGTCTTTTAAAGACAATTCTTTTTTTAGAAGTTTGTTAAGCATTTCAGCGTCTTTTGACAGCGCGAGCTTTGGTCGTCCACCTGTCCTGCCGTTTTTCTGTGCTTTTAATCGGTCATTTATTTGCTTTTGTGATTTCTTATTATTGACCATTCCTGCGAGCTTTGGGTTTGTTTCTATATCTTTTTTTGTTTGTGCTTCCCAAGCCTGACGGTACAAGTCTTCATATCTTTCCATTTCAGTTAGCAATTTTTCTCTCCAGTATATCGAACAAAGCCTGTAGCTCCTCTACATTTTGTTTGGTTGTTTGGTCGGATCGCGCCGTAGCATCATGCTTCATCCAATGCATACGGCGCTTGATCCTTTCGATTATCTGGACAGTTTCTACGTCCATTTGGCATCGCCCTTTAAGATAACAGCGTTGCCTACGATACCTGTTCCGCATAGCTCAGTTGCTTCTTTATTGAAGGGTAATCCTGTTAGAAGTCCCTCCTCATTTACAAGGATTTGAATTTCTGAATTGCTTGGCGAGTGAACCATTTCTACATATCCACCGACAATTTCTTGCACTTCTTCAAGCGTAGGTTTTTGATGTTCAAACGTTTTAATCATTACGATCTCCTTTTACTAGAACTTGGTAGTATTACCATATACTCCCACATCAGTCAATAGTTGGTTCATTATTATGTAGTGTTCCACCCACAACGCCGAGGAACTTTTTCGGCCCTGATCTGGTGATTTTGTACTGCCCGATGCGATTGGTGTTTTGCAGCTTGGTAACGTCTTTCTTAAACGTTTCTTCACTGAGGTTCATGAGGCGTAGGTTTGCCGCGGTTATATCGTCTTCTGGTGCAATGCGAACCATTTCGTGCAGGCCATCTGTATTGCCGCCTTTGGTGACTGGATGCCCTGATAATTCGCGTTCTTGAATAAACTGGAACACTAGCTCCAGTCTGTTGCGAACTGTTTGTGAGAATTTAACGGCGATTATATCTTGTGACCTGTCTTCAAGCAAACCTGTGTTCGGGTTACGAATGAAATGTCTGAAGTCCCTGTTGGCTGGCCCGTTTGATTTTACGACTGCACCATCGAATACGCCGTTGCGCGTATATGGGATGTTTAAATCTTTGCAGCGTTGTTGCCCTACAGTTTCGCCAACAGGCCAAACGGCGAATGCAGCACGCACGCCATCAACGATAGCGGACGTTCCGCGAATAGCGTTCCGCGCTTCCTCTGGTGTTTTGATTGGCTTGTCATCTTTAATCTTTGCCATGTGGTGGTTGACCATAACAGTTGCGCCAGTTTCGGTAGCCATCTGTGCAAGCATGCCCATAAAGGCAGCGCCAGCGGCGGGATCAGCGTTTACATCTGCGTGGACAAACGATGCGAGAGGGTCGATTACGATTAGCTTGAGCCTTGTCATTGTTAGCATCTGTTCGTAAACGCGAGCAAACTCTGCTCCCATTTCATATGAGTTGTCGATTTTTTGCATGACAGGAAATACGCCACCGAGGTTTGGTAGTGGTAGAATGCGCAGCTTATGGTCGTAATGCTCACGGTATTTTTGCGGGTCGAGACGCGAAATACGTCTGTGCATTTCGTCCTTGTCATCTTCCGCGGTTAGAATGATTGCATCCCCGTGCTCTGCGACGAGGCCACCGAATGCGTTTTGCATAGATGCGCCAGAGGCGACTTTCATAGCGAGGTCGAGGGTCATCATACCTTTTCCGCTATCACCCGCAGCAGCGAATACGACAGGCACGCCTAGTGGTATTGTGTCGCCAATTAAAAACTTTTGTTCGGGTGCAGAGCCAACAAAGTATTTGTCGATCAGCAGGCTATCATCTAGCAGCGAGATTGGCTTTTTGACTTTGCTTTCGTGCGATTTGATGAATGCTTCTACATTGAACTCTTGCTCAATGGCATCCGCGGCATCCCACTTTTCTTCTTTGGTCGCTGGGATTTGCAGCATCAGAGTTGATTTTGCGCCAGCTTCTTTGGCTTGTGCTTCGACAATACCTGCTAATCTTTTGCCAGCAGCGTCATTATCGGGCCATAGGATTACGTTTTTGTTTCGTAATGGCGTGAAGTCGAACTTGGATGCGGTGTTTTCTGACAGCATACCAGAGCCACCTATGGTGCAAGTTGCAGTGTATCCTAGCTGGCTAAGAGCATCTGCGCACTTTTCGCCTTCCACCCAGATTACTGTATCTGCGGTTAAAATGTTCGGGATATTGTATAAAGGCCGAGGCTCTGGAATACCCTGCCGCCCGTTCATGAACTGACGGAACTGCTTTTTGGGTTTGCCTGTGCTATCTAGGATAACATCACCTGTCTCGCTTTTGTCGAAATATTTTCTGACAGTTACGAGAACCTCACCGTTTTCATCCGTATATGTATATTCGCTTTCGAATGGCGTTCCCGGTCCAATAGTAGGTTTCACAGGCTTTTGTTCGGGTTGTTGAAACCCGGCTGTTGTGTTTGTGACCTGAAAGTTTTGAGGATTGTTCGGCTTAACAATATTTTCGGGTGCTGGCATAAACCGCTGGGGTAAATGGTCTTGAAAGTATTCCGCTGTTTCCTCAATTGACCAACCCCTGCCTTCTTTTAGTATTTTGCTAATCCCACCAACACCATCGCCTGACTCAAAATCTTTGCCGTTTAGGAACCACGGACTGTTTATGTCGATGTTAATTCGTAGAGATTGGCCTCTTTCCCCCCGCAGTGAGCCGAGCATAAAATCATTACCGCGCCGAATGCCTTCGGGGTAAGTTTCGATCAGCGCACTGAGTTGAATATGCCTTGGCACTTCGCTTGAAATTAGCTTTGCTACGTCCTTTGAACTATTGCCAAATCTTTTTATATTCATTATCTTGTCCTCATACCCAAACTATCCACTAGATATGGGGTCGCACTTCCACACGCGGCCCCATATCCTTTTACTCTTTCCAACATGTTTCCCTAAACTCGCACCACTTGCATAGGAAAAAATCTTTGCTTTGTGAGATACGAGGTAGAATGTCACCCGCTTTTGCAGCCGTCAAGATGTCCACAGCGCGGTCACTCGCCTCTTGCGCGAGCTTGGCATCGTATGGCACTAGCTCATAATACACTTCAGAGGTGTTTTTGTTTACAACCGTAAATAGAGCAGGATGTCTGCTAAGGTCCATATACGTCTGATAGAGTGCGATTTGCGTGGCGTAAGTTGGATTTGCCTTTGCAACCCCGTGGCGAACAAAGCCTTGAAACTTTTTATCGTTCGCTGATTTACATTCCCATAGAGCGGGGTATTCCATAGCCACTGGGCCATCGCATACTACGCCATCTATATGACCGCGTATTTCTCCATCTGCGATAGAGAATCCGAACTGCTCGCCGCCTTTGTCTTCTGTGCGCAGATCAAATCCTGCGTCTCTGAGCCACTTTGCGGCGTAGTCTTCAATCTCATGACCGAACTGAAAGATGCGCAATGTGCGTGCGCTAAATTCTTTGTCGGGATCGGTTGCATAATTGAGGTAACGATACTGAATTTTACGTTTGCATTCATCACCAATGCTGGATGCACCAATATACTTTCGTCGCTCGCGCTTTTTATTATTGGCAACGATAGCCTTGTCAACAGCGTCTTTGATGCCCTCTGCTATGGGATCAATCTTAGAATGGGATTGAAGTAGAGGGCCAAGTGCCTGTTGACTTAAAGTAGGTTTCTTCGAGGTTTCCAATGTTTATCTCCGCTGCTAGACGTTGTGCTTCCTGTATACCAAATATCAGTGTGTGAACTTGATCCTCTGTTAAGTCAGAGAAGCGCGTGTTCCAACCGAACTTGCCTAATATGTGCGCCAATTCGTCGATTGGCTTTGGTGGTGGTGGTACTGTCAATGTCTTGTTTCCTCCGTTGACCCGAACAATTCTATGACTTCGTTGATTAGCTCCGGGTCGGCATCTTTGTTTCTGAAGCCAATGTTTAAAACTTCTTGTCCCTCTATTATGACACTCGCAGTGCCAAACAAGACTTCTTTTTCAGCTTCTTCGATATGATCTTGGATCACTTCGTTAGCTGTGCTTTGCACCTCAATCATGTTTGATGGGTCGTTGACCCAGCAGATCATCTCATATTCGGAAGTCTCGACGTTATTATCTTCCTTCTCCGCGAACATAAGATACATTTCAAAACGTGGCATTTTATTTCTCCACGATTTTTTTGGCTAAATCGCTGATCAGATTGGTTGTTGCCCTTGTGGTCAACTCTACATGACCAACCTCTTTGCCGTCTACCCACATGTAAACGACGGGTCCGTCAGCCCCATCTCGTACTGTAATAAGTTTAATCACAACGCATTCACCTTTGCTTCCGCTTTTTGATATGCTTGATCAATGACCCTCTTGTTCCAAAAGTAATTAAGGGTGCAATTGGCCTTATACTTTGTCCAAGACAAGTCCATTGGCCTAACTTCAATGCCCTGTGCGCGTAGCAGTTGTTTTTGCTTGTCGCTTGCGATCTGATTTAGCCATCTTTTGTTTTTGTTTGCCGCGCTGCTTTCTTCGATTTCACGCAAAAAGTCATCAGACGCAGCCATTGCTTGAACCTTTTCGCCAATTGAAACCACTCTCACTTTTCCATTAGTTGGCTTGACGAATGCAATCCAATATTGATCGTTGAGCTTTGCTACGAGGCAAAAGCCGTTAAAGCCCCCTGCCATCATTACAGAGCCTTTTCCAAATGGGTCTATCCACATAAACGGCGATACTTGCATTAAGTCGTATTCGCTCATGACGAAAGACTGTAGCTCGCTCTTTTCTGGTGGCTGGAATATGTGACCGCAGATTGGACATTCTCTAACACGCGCATGCACTTCGGCTTCGCATTCTGGGCAAACCTTTGTTGGAGCTTCACCCTCTTGTGACTTTTCTCTGCCATCCAAGTCAGCCGCATCATCAATGCTACCATGCGTAATAACGCTGGTTCCAAAGTCCATGACGATGCAATCTGTCTTAATCGTGTCGGGATAAATTTCTGGATCAATGATGCGTAGCCCACGCCCAATCATTTGAACCATTGTGCCTTTTTGCGAGCATGGTCTTGTTAGGATCACGCATGACACTGGAGGCGCGTCAAAGCCTTCTGTGAGCACCGCTACGTTCACGACTACCTGCAAGTCACCAAACTCCAGATCGTGCAGCATTTGCGCTCTCAGGGCCTTGTCAGTCTCGCCTGTGACGTAATCTGCTTTTACGCCATCTGCCACAAACGCATCGCAAAGATGTTCGGCATGTTTGACTGTGGAGCAGAATACGACAGTTTTACGATCCCCGGCTTTTTCCTGCCATTCCCGAACAATTCTATCGTTAATGACTTGGTGATCCATAATCGCAGCGACTTCTTCCATGTCGTAGTCGTTGCCGCGCTTGGTTACGCCATCCAGTTGATTGCTGACGCCTAAATCAATGACAAATGTTTTGGGTCGAACGAGGAACCCTTCATTGATCAAGTTTGAGATTTCTATTTGATGAGCGCAGTTATTAAAGACGCTGCGCAATCCTTTGCCATCACCGCGGTTTGGTGTGGCTGTGAAGCCTACGATTTCCGCATGCTCATTGTCTTCCAGTACAGCGTCGATCACCTTTCGATATGTGGGAGCCGCTGCATGGTGGCCTTCATCAATCACCACCATATCAAACTTGGGGCGGTCACGCAGATTGCGTTCGCGGGAGATTGTTTGCACCATTGAGAAAACTGCTTCGCCATCCCAATGCTTTACTGTGCCATTGACGATGCTTGTCGTTAGGAGAGGATTCACCTTCTCAAACTTTTGCTTGTTTTGATCAACAAGCTCATCGCGGTGTTGCACGATCAAAATCTTTTTGCCCCGCTTGTGGCGCTTGCCTACGAGTGCGGAGAGCATAATTGTCTTGCCTGCCCCTGTCGGAGCTACAACAAGTGTGTTCTTGTGCTTATCCAACGCGTTGCACGCGTCAGAGACAGCTACCTCTTGGTAGGGTCTTAATAACATGATTGTACCTATTTGCTAGAATAGTGTGGGGGGTTCGCGGCCCAAGGCCCCCCGAACCTTGGTCTAGCAGGCGCGGAATGGCCCTGCCGCTAGATTACTTGTTTGCCCATGCAGGAACCGCGCCAGAATTTTGCGGAGCCTGTGTCGCAGCTTGCGCTTGGACGCCTTGTGCAGCGATTGGTGTTTGCTGCATAGGAGCCTGACCTTGGGCAATATACTCACTTTGATTCGGAGTCAGCGCAGCCATAAGTTGGTTGCTATCCGAATATCCGTTCGTACCTTTCTTGACGCCAATCTTAGCGCAAATCTCCATTCCGTTCAAGTCGAACATGCCAGAGATATTACGATTTTGCTGTGCCTGTGGCGACATGTCAGCAGGGTCGATAGCGCGTGCGCTTTCAACGATTGACTTGAGCGTTCGCAGGCCAATTTCTTTGGCGAGCGGCATGCCACTGTCACCCATTTTGTCACCATCTACAAAGATGCTGTGCCAAAACTTGCGACGATCAAACTGACCACCAATAATGGTAAACTCTAGGTTTACCCATTTTGCAGAGGTGTTCATAGATTTCTTGAACCAAGACCCCTGACCAAACTCTGGGATTTCAACATCCCCCATTTGCACGACGATTACAGCGCGTACAACGGTGCCTTTTGGGATAAGAGAAAACTCTTGATTTGGATTTTGGTCTTGCGGAACATTATTTAAGTTAAGCATTATGCTTCCCCTTCGCTAGAAGTTTGAGTTGTAGGATCGACAAAGGTTAATTCCCTGTCGGCTTGCGAATCACCGCTGCTCATTTTTTCCATGAGCTTTCCAAGATGCGGCTCTTCAAGTGTATCAAGCCTACCAGAACGATCTTTAGCTGGGTAGCCCCATTCGTTCAGAGGTTGACACACGAATGCACGGTATTGACCGTGATCACCTGACAATACTGCCATTGTGATTACTTCATCAACAATTCCGGGCAATTCACGCCCTGTCTTGCTGCCTTCGATTTGGAGGCCATATTGTTTGCGTCCATAATCGTCAGTGATTTCGTCAAGGATTCCAACGAAAATCACATTCTTTTCGCGGATATGCTGGATGTGGGTTAGCCACGCCATCATTTCGCGCCCGTGCATGCCATAAGCTGCACGCGTATCTAGTTTGCCAGACCGCTCAGAGCGTGAGTCTGGTTGCTGTAAGCACCACTGAAAGCACAAACGTCCTGCCACTGTGATTGAGTCCACGAACAGCGTTTCGTACTTCTGCCAAATCTCTTCCGTATCGCCATATACTTGCGCAACATATTCGTAATGCGCTTGGCTGTAAGGTTGATCTTCTGACAGAGATGGGTTTGGCCCACCCAAGAAGCATGCTAGATCGCGGCACTCAGCCCATGTACGGGGCCGTACAACGTCGATAGGAAAGTTTTCGATAGCTGCATCGCCAGCTTCCAAATCCATGAACAGCGTAGTCGCTGGGTTGAGCGTGCGAGCCAGTGTGGTTTTACCCACACCACTTGCACCACAGACCACGATCTTGTGGCCTTTTTTCTCAGCGAGCCGTTGATCGGCTGTGATAATTTGTAAAGCCATTTATGCGGCCTCCCTTTCTTCTTGAGGGATGAAGTTTTTCATAATTTCAAAAACGTCTTCTTTGACAGACTTTCTAAAACTATTGTGAATTGCCAATCTATCTGTTGACAGTTCATGGTTTTCGAACGCGAAGACACCGCGCATAAAAAAGTCGTTGTCTAGGCTTCTGCCACTGGTGTTAATGGAAATAGATTTTTCCATAACTTGCCGATAGAGAAGCAAAAACACATCAGGCCATTCTTTGATTTCATTATTCACGATAGTTTCGTAAATATCATATGCCTTTTCGTAGCTCACTCTGTTCGTCATTACAGCCATGACATATGCAGCTTTAAACCCAGTTTGCTTCCAAACACTACCCGCTTTCCGAGGCGGCTTAATATGATATTCAACCTCGCTCAAAAGCTCACCAATACGACTGTTCAATACATTTTGAACATCGTCAGACATTGGGTGAGAGATAAAAGACGCAGACCGCAATAAATATTGGATTGGCATAATGATTTTTGTATGCGCCCCAATAATGTCGGCTGGCGTTCTGATTTTTCCTTGGTCCAAGGTTTTGTAAACATTTGCAGATTGAACAATAAAAACAGAATACGCATTGGTTTTGCCAGTTTCCACTTGAGCATTACCCCTGTGGTTTCCATTGATAAGAACCCATGAGCCGCCCTCTTTTGCAAATACCAAAGACTCTGGGTTTAACACCCAACGGTTAAGGTTCATGGCCCTGACGTACTTACGGAAAGTTGGTCGGTTAAGATCGCGGTTTCCTTTGTAGTTCAGTTCAAGCAATTGCTTCATTTCTTCCGCATTGATTTCTGCGTTGAATTGAACCTGCTTACGATCAAGCGGATTAGCCGCGTTAATCATCCTTTCGTGATTTAGTTCCAATAGTTCGAAGATACCCATTATTCCACTTCCTCTACTGTGATTCTGCCGATTTCCACTGTACGGCACTCTTCAAGCTCATCCTTGATTGCAGGAGGAGCCGCGGTGAATTTGCGCTCTTCTACGGCGAACGTCAGCTTGCCATAGTGTTGCGCATTTTCTGGTGACATATTGTTAAGCGTGTCACGCAGTTTCTCTTGGTCCCATGTAACCTTCTTGCCCACAGTGACCTTTAGCCTTTGGTTTCCTTCTGCGATTTGAGCAGTACCAAAGTCTTTGCCATTGGCACGCAATACGTCTCGTGCCACTGGTAGAAAAATATCAGATAGTTGTTCTTCAACGTCTTTGAGTTCAAGACGCATCTCGCTGATAACGTGCTTGAGTTCGTCTCGACGTTCGAATAGCTCACGACTGTTCATGTCGATTCCTTCCGCTTTAATTTTCTAGAAACTCATATATCCCACATGGCTTGGGATATGTCAACGACTTTTTTTAGATAAAAATATTTCTATGCCGAGACATGCCTTCATCAGCTTCTTTTTCAGCTTAAACTCAGGCGTTTCAACGCCCTTGGCGTCTTCGACGATTGTTTCCCAATCACCGTTGATATTTTCTTTTTCGTATCGGAAGTCAGCTATGTAGGTGCAAATCTTCTGACCGTTGACCTCTAGTGCAAACCGCACCTGTAGCTCAAGGTTGCGCACCCTACCCGCAAGCTCAAGACTCTTTATATATAGATACCGCTCAGATTCCCACTTGGAATCGAACTTGATTCCCTGCACAGTTACTTTCTTGTTTCCGTACTTGGGTCTTGACCCACGCCGCTTGGGATTATATACAGTAGGGAAAGTCATTTATGGGAAGGAAACTCCATGCCAAACCCCGGAAAATACAAATCCGTAGGTGTTTCGATTGAAGCGTATGATAAGCTGGTTTACATCGCGGAGCACGAAGATCGTGCTATAGGGCGGCAGCTTGCACGCATGATTGACGAAACATACGAGGATATTCAAGTGCGTGTCAACGCCAAGCCAACGTACCGCCCCCCTGTTGGGATTGGCGGCTTGGCTTCAGTCATTGAAGATTAAAGCAATCCTACGTTTCCTAAACCGCCCAGTAGTGTCGCAGCCACTGCTGGGTTTTCTGCTGCGCGTTGCCTAATCGAAGGCTTTGCGGTAGGCATGGGAGGTAAATCAGCTACCGGGGATACTTCAGGAACTGGAACACTTGTTCGGGTTACAGGAGATGGAGCCGGGGCAGACGCTTGATCTAAATCACCCATTAACGCAGTAGCTTGGTTGACCGCAGAGGTTGCTATCTCGTCCATGCTTTGTGCAGTACCCTGCGCCATAAACGAAGAAATGCTGTCAGATATTAACTCTCCAGCTATTTGACCTCTTGTTTTTACGTCTTCACCCTGTGCAAGTTTTTTGTACTTTTGAGTGAATGCCTTGTAAAATCTAGGTGATGAGAACAGCTTTCCAACTACGCTCAATCGGGCAATAGTTCCCAAGTTTTCTAAGGGGCTTGCTGCAATATTTGCTGCTACAAGATCACCGCCACTTGCAGATTCCCCAAGAAGTTTCATGGTTCTGCCAAACTGCTGCATTTCATCAGCCATTTCTTTTCCGTAAATGACTTCTATCTTGGCTTTGTTTTTTGCGAGCCTATCACCAAACTTGGCAAATTGCGTTCTGTCTGTAAGAAAATTCTTTTCAAAATCTCCTATCAGGTTGTCCATGTAGTAGGTTTGAATCTTACCCATTGCTTCAGCATCGTTGTCAAAAAACTTACGCAACGATGTAATGTCTTCCGCACGCATAGAGCCATCAGCGATAAACTCAGCCGCTTCTGTAGCGGTTAAATCTCCACTAGATAGCTTTTTGTTTATGCGGTTTCTATTGAACCTTGCCTCATCATCTAACGCCTTGCTTAGATTTTTTAGCAAATTAACACCTGATTCATCAGCGCCTGACGCTACAAAATCATCAATTACCTTTTGATCAATGTTGCGCAGTGATAAAGCGTTCAATTGTTCGGCTAGTTTGCGAACCTCTGACACGTTTTTTCCAAAAAGCTCATCAGCAGTAGAGCCAATTTTATCCAAATTTGTTTTAAACTTAGAGCCAGAAAATTTACCTGTCTTGGTGTTTATTGAACTGCTCAACGTATCACGCAGCCATTCAGAAGCGATACGCTCTCTAAGGGGTGCAAACGTTCCTTCACCAGCAAAATCATCTATGGCTTTCGCTGCGTCTTGTAGAAGCTGTGGGTTGTCCTTGCGAACAAGAGAACGCATTGCGTCTTTTGTATTGACGGTCACATCATTACGCACCGCATTGATCAAGGTTTTCTTGCCTATCGCGCTGCTTACTTTCTCAAACTTTTTATTGCCTTCTTTGTAGAAATTACGAGCGCGGCCTAAGTCACGCACTGCGTCTCTAATCAACTTTCTACTTCCTACGTTAGCAGAACCCGGCAATGCCTTGTTTAAGAAATTACCTGTTGTCTTACCCGCTAAATCTATCACGTTGTCGATTTGAGGTAAAAAGTCATCAACAACGCCGCCAATTGTATCAGAGGTTATGTTGAACATGCCTGTGTCACGCAAACTTTTTCGAGCGTAATAAAGCTGACTGAACGAAGCCTTGTCGCCTAACTCTGCAATTTCTCTTAAAATCATGCCAGCTTTGTGCGGGTTTGTTCCAACTTGAGCGTTTTCAAAACGTCTTGCTTGCTTTGCCGCGTCTTCTGCTATGCCTCTTGTGGAAAAGATGGCTTCATCACCCGCACTGTTTCTAATGGCGTTGTTTATGTTTACAAACTCTGCCTCAGCCAGATCATCAAACGCCTTGTATGATTGTTGAAACGCAGCAAACAAATCATCTTGTATGGCGGTGTCTTTCTCCGCGGCCTTGCCAAGATTCACCGCTATTTCGTCCATATGCTTCAGCAAACGCTTCTCTTGGTCCCTGACTGCCGAAGACAGTGTTTTGTCTCCCAGCCTAGCGGCATCAGTTAAGGCGTTTGCTGCGCCCTGTATGTCAACCTCATCGCCAGCGCCACGCAGCCACTGTAAGTCACGCATAATGTTTTCATGGTTTTTGCGAAGCCTCGCAGACGTACCAAGAGCCTTTTCCGCAATTGCTTGCTGACGCGCAATAAGAGACGGCGCACCAATAGCATCCAAAGAAGGCAAGTACCCGCGCTTTTCTGCCTCTACGATGTCCGTTATTCTTTCTTCAGGAAGTCCCTTACCAACACGACCAGCACCAGAGGCAACTCTAAATGCTTTGCCAGCCAATCCAAACACGCCTTCACCCGCGCCAGAAATTAACGCTTCCTTAGCAATGTCTTTGGCTATTTCAGAGCCAGCTTGATCCTGAACGCCTTGTAAAGCCTCAATGCCCTCTTCAGTGGCCTTACCTGCACCGCCACCAATAGCAGCACCGATAACAGCGCCAAGTACAGGGACAGGGATTGCAGCTTGCCCAGCTATTGCCCCACCAACACCACCGACTAGAGTTGTGCCAAGCCCAGACAAGTCAGATAAATCCTGACGCGTAAATCCTTTTTCATCAATCAAAATCGGGACTTCTGTTTCTATCCCGAACTTTTGTGCGCCTTCAGGCATTAATGCCAGCCTGCCGCGTTGATCCCGTGTGTATTCTGTTTCGTTCAAACCAAAGGCTTCACGAAGAACTTTTTCCTGTTCTTCATTTGTGTCAGCACGACCAAGCATAGAGCGCAGCTTTGTATCTTGAACGCCAGTTTCGTAGTCAAAATTTATGCTTTCGCCTTTTTGTGACTTTTGATAATTTTCTATATCTTCTTTAGAAAAATAAGACTCCTTATCAATAAGCACATCTTGTATTTTTAACTGCTCTGCCGCAGAAGGTGTTTCTCCCTTTATGGAAAAGTTAAGAGGCCCATATTTTGTATCTACCGAAATCACACCCATTTTATCGATCACTCACATCAATTAAACTTTGGTTGCCGCTTGGTTTGATTGAATATTGCGTATTACCTGTAAGTAAAGTTGGCAAAAGCTCCATGTTTTTTTCATACTCGGCTTGAGTCGGATATTGAGTTGGGTCCTGAAGCTCGTCAAGAACACCGCGTATTGCTGTTCTTTTGCCATTAAACAATATTTGAATTTCTTTTAACCTCGCAATAGCCTCTCGAGGGTTCCCAAATAAATTTAGTTTCCCCAACATTATTCTAATGTTATTCACATCGTCTTTGGAAATTCCATTTCCTGTTTCTTGCGTTAACATTCTTTTGAATTGAGTGATTATAGAGTCTTGCAAAATTTCTACTTGCTGTTTTTTACCTATGCCTGATTCCCCGAAAACTACATTAGCATCAGCTAAACCAGCGCCGACTAATGCAGATTGCGCAGCGTCTTTAATCATAGAGAATGCGGGGCTTTCTTCATTATCTATCTGTGTCGCTAAATCAATCATTACATCGACTGTGTTTAAAGCTCCATTCACAGACGTTAAAGCTCCTGTACTATCCCTCAAAGCATCTTCAGGAAAAACAAATGCAGAACCACTTGGGCCTCTTCCTCGTTGAACTTCTAAGCCGTTTATTACCTTGTCTACTTTTACATTCTTTAGATCAATAGGCTTTCCACCAGCTTTAAGTTCTTCCAATTCCATCGCATTTTCATGCTCAAGTCTTTTAAGATATCTCTCTCTTTGGAATTCTCTTTGTTCTTTTAATAAAGCTGACGCCGCGGATTCACCCGCTTTTATTTGCTCAAGGGCATATTTACCCGCAGCAAGTTTGGCTGCATTAGCGCGATCAATAGCTTTATCCAACATAGGTTGTGCGGCTTCACCAGCAGAACCAACCGATTGCAACATCTTACCTATGTTAAAGCCTTTACCTGCCTTGTTCTGCATAAGCGCCAAGCCGAACGCCATTAATGCTTTGCTTTTGTCAACCTTGCCGCTTGCGTCAATTCCTGTAGCATCAGAAAATTCTTTCTTGTAACGAGCAAGAGCCTCTTCACGAGTTTCACCTTTGACTGGTGCGTCTTCTTTGCCAGCAGATTTATTAAAATCTTGCAAAGCTGAAATAAACGCATCCTCAACCACTTCATCAGTAACGCGCATACCTTGTGCTGTAGCTATATCTTCTTCCGCGGCACGAAAATCTTCTGCCTTTTGAGCTGGAGTTTTTAACGCTTCGGCTCTTTCTCCGGGCTTCTCTACAACTTTTCCACGACCACCAAGAACGCCAAGATTATCTAAGTAAGCCTGTATTTCATCT